CCCGGGATGCTCCCAATCTTGGCCGTGCCGCTGAGGTTGATGCGGTGCACTTGAATCTGCTCCGCACCGAACTGCTGGAAGAAGGAGAACGCCAGCAGCGTGTCCTTGTCCTTCACCAGCATGCCCCCGTAGGGGAAGACACCGAGAAAACCCGGCGCTGGCGCCACATAAGTCCACGACTCGCCGTTGTTGGTGGTCCACATGAAAAACGCATCGCTGGCAGAAGGCTGAAGGGAGCCGCCCGCGCCGTACTGCATGGCGTGAACATTCACGCGCAGGACCACGGTGGTAGGCCCCAGCCGGTGCAACGACATCCCGCGCGCTGCCAGGTAGTGCTGCGGCCGACCGGCCACGGGCGGGAAGTTGATCTTCCCCAACGCCACGCCGCCCCCGGGCGTGGTGCGCTTGAACGTCAACCGGTAGGGCCCGGCGCTGCGGGGGTCGTACACGTCATCCGGTGCCGGGTACACGGCAATGATCGAGGTGTACTCCCGCCCGTCTGCGGTCTTGGCAACGCCAGGCTCGCACACCGCATAGGTGTCCGACGCGTCGCCCCCTGTGGGCACAGTCGCGACCCCGGGCAGGTTCAGCGATGAGCCATACATCACGCCGGAGAACGCCGCAAAAACATCGGCGTCGCTGTACATGTCCGCCGTGAACCGAGTCGTGTTGGAGAAGAACCTCGGCACAGGGTCAAAGCTCAAGCCGCTGTGCACGTCGAACGAAAACACTGGGGCGCTGGTGGCCCCCACAGTCGGGTTCAGCTCCACCACCTCCACGCGCGCAGCCCGCAGCCCGCGCTTTTTGGTGTGCGGTTGAGGGGTCGTGACGAGGGCGCGCATGGAGTCGTTGAAGTAGCGCGAGTCCACGGGAATGACGACCTCGCGGACCATCAGTACCTTGCCGTCGCCCTTGGGGTACAGGCGGCGCTTTCCCGCCTGGGCCGTGTAGTTGCTTTCATTCAGCGCCGCATAGGAACGCGGCGCAGACTCCGTCGTGAACCCGTAGTGCCGAGAGATACGGGTCTGAGCCTTGAAGCCCGAGATCTCCCGAAACGGCAGATCGCCGCTGAGCGGGTCGATTTCGGACATGTACAACCGGGAGCGCTTGCGCAGCTTCACGTTCGGCGCGAGGTTGAGCAGCTCGTTGCCGATCAGATCCTGGCCCTTGTCTGTGTAGGTCTGCGAGGTTTCGTGCACCAACAGGAAGCGCGGCTGCGGATCGCTCGTCTCCTTTTCGATCCGCACGAATTCACCCGACCGCTGAACCGTGCTCTCAGCGTCACGGTAGGTCATGAACTCCGAACCGACGGCCACCATGGCTTGGAGCTGGTCACGCTCCTTGCCGTCCGACGTGCCTTTCGAGTCGTCGACGATCAGCATCAGACGACCTCACGCGCATTGACGAAGCGGGTCCAGAAGCTGGGGGGAGGCTCAGGCACTTCACCGTCGTAGGCCGCCAGCATGATGACCGCGTCAACCTGCGCTTCGAAATAGGGAGCTGCAGGGGTTACGACGGAGATGTACTGACCGCCGTCCGTGTTCGAATAGGCGTAGACCACGGAAGGGCCGGCCAAAGGCTCAGGGGCACTGCCATCACCATTTGTCTGTGCGACGAACAGGGCTTGCGACGGCCCCTTGACACCCACAAGGAAGCGCCCGGTTAGGTTATCGGGGCCAGCCGACAAGTCGTTCGTCCAGGAACCATCTGGTGCGGTGTATCTGGTGACAACCTGCATGCCTGCCATGTCGTACTGCGTGGGTCCCGTCTCCCCGTAGAAGCCAGCTGGCTCACACAGCAGCGACAGACCGTAGTACGACTCAGGCGATTGCCAATAAGTGGGCAACTCCCAGTCCGGCGGCCCGCTGTACCCACTGAAATCAGTACACGTAAAAACACTCTGCATGCCGGGCAAAGCTTCTGCTTGGGCATGCGTGAGTTCCTGTGCCGTGGCTTTGCCCACCAGGAAGTACGCGTAAGTAGGGTCGAGCGCCATATCTCAGTGACGACCCATCACATCGGGAATGCGATGTTTGCGTAGTTCACCGTCCGGGTGTCGCCAGCCGTGAGTGCGAGCGAGCTGACGTTCAGTTCTGCCCCGGCCACACCCACGCGACCCTGGAGGCGCGGCTCGGTGGTCGATGCAGCGCCGGTGTCCGCGCTACCCACGTGACGGAACCACACCGCATTGCCAGAGGCCAGCACCGTGCCGGCCCAGGTTTCACCGGCAGCCTTATTGATGGAGCCGCCGCTGGCCGTGCCGAGATTCAAGCCCGCCGCGATGCCATCACCGTAGACGGTGAGCAGCAGCGTGTGGTTGGCCGGATTGATAGCGTCATCGGGCGTGGTGGGGATGTTGCCCAAGATGCTGGAGTACACATGGATGAACCCGTTGGCCAAGATGCTCTTGAGGCTCCCGGTATCGAGGACCTTGTTGCGAAGGCCGGTGGATGCAAGCAAAGGCATGGTGGTATCTCCTTAGAGCGAGAGGGAAACAAACTGGAAGCCGGCCAGCAGCTCCAGATAGACAGAGGAATCGAAGGCACGCGGGTTGGGGAAACGCACGACGGAGAGCAGCTTTCCGGTGGCTGCCCCCTTGGCCTGGGTGGTGCTGATGAACGCGCCGTTGGCCGTACCAGAACCCAGCATGTCGAAGCGGGCCAGGTCGGCCGCGTTGGACAGGGCGCCATCGGCCACCGCTCCCAGCTCCAGCAGCAGGCGGCCGGACTGGCTGTATTCGGTGACTTCCGTCACCAGCGTGAGCAAGTTGCCCGCCGTTTCTTCGCCGTCCGGGACGTGGGCGCCGCTCCACAGGCCGATGTAGAGGGCTGCAGGGCCAGCACCACTCTTGAAATATGCTGTGGCCATGTCGTTCAGGCCTTCGCGGGGCACGCGGTTTTTGGCGCCCCGCAGGCAGTCGGTGATGTCGCCGGTCGCCTTGCTGCGCGTGAGCACATCGAACGTGAAACCGGGTTGGATGATGGCGTCCATGGTCATTCCTTCTTGACAATTCGGGCTTGGGCAAAGGAGCCGACTCCAGCCCCGGTGCTGCTGGGCGACGACAGGGCCGCCACGATGGAAGTCATCCCTTCCGCCTCGCGCCACAGCGTGGCCGCCGCGCCCGTGGCGGACAGGGCGATGTGTTCTTCCTGCAGGTTTTCAAACTCGCCGGCCTTCGAGCAGGACACGATCCCCTCGCTGCTCATCCAGTGCGCCCCGCCGTCCTTGCGGTACCCGGCCTGCTGCTCTGGCGCGCCATAGGCGAGCACAGCGACCACGGCTTGGGCAGGGAAGCCACCGGCAATGAAGTACGTCTGGTCAGACATCACGAACACCCCGCCTTCGACCGCTGCAATGCAGGTGATCGGCGCGGGGAACATTTCGTAGCCGGCCGAGGCGTCGCGCAGGTGGGGGGTGAAAGGCTCGCTGTAGACCAGCACAGCGCCCACTGCGACGAGCAGCCGCCCGGCGTGGTACGCGATGCACGAACCGGGAGGCATGGGAGTCAGCGTCTGATCGCCCACTGTCTTTCCCATGGCGGTGGCCCATGCGGGCGTCGGGCCCGCCTTTGGGTGGTAGGAGCCCGCGCGCATGCCGTCGGTGAAATACACCGCCTCGTTGACCGGTGCGTAGCGCACGGGCGTGATGTGGCCGAAGCCGGTGGCCACGGCCACGCGCGTGACAGCGCCAGCAGCGGACACGTCGGCGCGGTACAGGGTGCCCGCATCGCAATAGAGCCCATAGGCGCCTCCAACGGGAGCCCACAGGGAATGGCAGTCCTGGCCTCCCTGGGCCAGGGCATACCCAGCGCGGGTCTTGACGGAGCCTCGCTGCGTGACATCCACGTTCAGGGCATCACGCAGCAGGTGGCCGCCGTCGGCCAGCTCCAGCTCAAAATCCGGTGCGCGGTTGTCCATCCCGAAGGGGAACGGGCCGACGCGCTGCGGCTTTTTGCTACCGGGGGTCACGGGAGGATCGCCTTGTTGTGGTGGGCCTGATCGACCCGGGTAGCCCGACGCGCGTCCGAGTCCGGCAGCGGCCCGAAATACTTGGTGAACTCACGCTCTGCCAGTTCCGAGCGGCCGGCATCAAAGAAATCGGCGTCGGTAATGCCGAAGGCGCGGTGCAGTGCCCACTGCACCAGGTGCTGGTGGTGCATCGCGTGGATCTCGGGCTTGTCGCTGGGGTGCACCAAAGGCTTCAGGGGCAACCGGTAGCACTCCAGCACCAGGGTGTCGCCGGGTTCCACCGTGCCCACGATCCGGATGGTCGTGTCGTCCTGGATGGCCATGCATGCAGGCCGGTCCAACTGGCGCCATTCGGGGATTTCCGCATCCAGCCACTCGCGCGACTTCAGGTCCACGGGGCGGATACGCCCGGCAGCAGAACCAGGCACCACCCACAGGTGGATCAGCTCGTAGACCGAAGGGTGCAAGACATAGGTGTGTTTGCCTGCGGTCAGCG